TGGTCGGCATGCTCGTCTCGCCCAGGATCGCAGCGGCGATCTTTGCGGCACTGCGCGATGCCGGGATGGAGCCGGAGCGGCCGGAGCACCAGGACTAGGGCTGACCATGGCTACTCGGGCCGCCAGCTCGGCGGCCTGTCGTGGTAGATGTCGTCGTTCAACCGGGCCAGTTTGGTAAGCAGCTTGGCCACATCTGGAGCAGGTTCGCCGCTGTAGCGGAACAGGGCGGACACGTCGTCCGCAACCTGCTGGCTCCTGGCCCATTCCAGGATGCGCCATCGGGAAGGCACACCGTCGTCCAGTTCTTCCAGGTTCGGGTCTCGCTCTTTCTCCAGGGCCTCGATGCGGCGCTCGTAGTAGCACCTCTGGCAAGGGTCGTCGTGAGGGCAGTGCGATCCGCTGATGTCCGCCATACCACCCATCGTGTAGCGGCAGTCCAGTTCGCACCGAGCCTGACGTAGCCGCATCACCTCAGCCTGTAGGCTGGCAACGTCGGGCAACCATCCTTCGGGGCGGATCACGGTTTAGCCCCCTCGGTCCTGATCCAGTGCGACGGTGTGTTGTCGCTCCATCGCTCGCCGCTGGTTGCCGACTTGTAGAGGTAGACGATCTGCCGCTTGTGGCCCCTGGCTAGGTCCAGGTAGATCCACGGCATGCGAGGATCGCACAGCACGTTGTCAATCGACAGCTGGTAGTTGCGAAACGCCTCTCGTGCCTGCGTTTCGTGCCAGACGATGCGAGCCTCGTAGTCTGCTCGTCCTGCTGCCTTGGGGTGGAATCGCTCTCGTCGCTTGTAGCAAAACTGTCCGTAGCTAAGGGTCATCGGAACACCAGGACTAGGGTTGACTGGAAAGGGAAGGCGGCACGAACTCCGCAACCGGCACGCCGAGCACCTGCGCCACGGCGCATACCGCCAGGAACGCGATGCGCCGGTTGCCGCGCTCCCACTGGCACACGGTTTGGACGTCCACGCCGACCCGCTCGGCAAGCTCGGACTGCGTGAGGTCCGCAGCCCTGCGATGCCGGCGGATGGCACGGCCTACGGCGAGCTGCGGGCTCACCGGGCTGCTCCCTGGCATTCGGGAGTGTGCTGCATCATCGCGTCGCAGTCGGGGCCGCAGCGATTGACGGGTCGGGGTGGCGCGAGATGGGCCGCTCGCCTTGCCTGCCTGCGCGCGGCCATCTTGTCGAAGTGCTCCTGGCGCTTTTGGGAGACACGCTTCGATGCCGCCAGCGCAGCCCAGTAGAGCGGATGCTCGGTGAAGAACTTCACCCGGCCACGGTCGAAATAGTCCGTCTGGCTGTCGGTGTCGTTCTGGTATTCCTCGCGGAACAACTGCCCGAGGCGGTCGCCATCGTCGAACGACTTGGCGTAGAGCGTCACGCATTCGCGCGCCTCGTTGCCAGTCGGGCCGACGTAGCTCTTGCCGGCGGAATAGGAAACGCGCGCCTTGGTGGTGCCGTCGGTCACGAAGTGGTCTAGGAACCGGATGTTCACGTTGCTACCTGTGCTGTGCTACCGGCGGGCCCGGCCGGCGCGGGGATGGCGGCGATGCGCTCGCCGGGGCGGTTAGTCGCAGTGTCCGCACACGCCGCAGAGCCCGGTATCGGTCCAGCCGGGCTTGCCGCACGGACAGACGGAATCGAGCGTTGCGCACCCGTATCCGTGAACGTCGACCACTACGTCGCACGACTCTGCGTAGGACCGAGCGGAATCCTCAGTAGCGCACGATGCGCGCAGGATGATGTCCCGCGACCCGTAGCGGAACACGCACCATCGGGAGCCGTATCGGCGCCGGCTGGTCGACAGCATTTCGGCGATGCTGCCGGGCGCACCGATGCGGATGCTAGGGGCAGGGGCGCTCACGACCGCACCTCCTGCGCCTGCTCGGCAACCGGGATGGTCGTTCCGGCCGGCAGCGTGCGCTCGCACTCCACGCACGCGGTCCCAAACGGCTGGAAGCGAGGGTTGAAGATGGCGAACTGGACGCCGCTGCTGCGGTGGCAAAACACGCACTCGGGAGCGGACTTCTTGGACTTCTTGGCTTGGTGCTTCATGGGGTTTCCTTGGCTTGACGCCCCCATGATCGGCCATCGCGCGGAGAAAGTAAAGCGGCGTGCGTAGGAATCCGATGCTAGACTACGCAACGGCCTGCAACAGCATGGCTTGCGGCGCTGAAAATCTTGAGCGATTGCCGCGATCGGCCGCAGCTTGACAACGGACCCCAAGGACGGTTCGCTTGACACCATGCTTATGGCTGGCAAAGAAGCACCATCCGAGCAACCGCCAAGCCTATTCACCATCGACTGGAACGAGCAAGGGCACCGGCTCTATCCCTTGCGTCCCAAACCTGACCCCGCTACGGTCCGCAGCATGGAACAGCCCGCATGGCCTCACCCGATGCGCTCGACCGACGACGATGCCGCGCAGGCCGTCGCCGATGCGCTCGCGTGGTATGGCTCGTGGCTGTGGGAGTGAGCCGTGGGCGGGGTGCAATACAGCCCTGAGGTGGTGGCCGAGCTACTCGACCGTATCGCGGATGGCGCCAGCCTCCGGACGGTGTGCGCGCAGGACGACATGCCGTCGAGGCAATCGTGGCGCCGATGGATGCGCGAACACCCCGAACTGCGTGACCAATACGCGCACGCGCGCGCAGATAGGGCATCGGCTCGCGCGGACGAGATCGTCGAGATAGCCGACGACGAGGACATCCCGGTCGAGTCCCGGAAGGTCCGCATCGACGCGCGCAAGTGGGAGGCGAGCAAGCTGGACCGGCCCACCTACGGCGACCGGCAGCAGGTCGAGCACAGCGGCTCCCTGAGCCTGGGCGACGCGATCGCGCGGACTGCGGCCCGTCGTGCTGCGGAGCAGTCCGAGCCCGAGTCGTGAAGGTCGACGCCGCTGCGACGATTGCGCGCTGGCGCCGCGACCCGGTGGCGTTCGTGCGCGAGAACTTCGGGGTTGAGCCCGACGACTGGCAGGCCGAGGCGTTGCGGCAGACTGTGCAGCCTGGGGCGCAGAAGATCAGCCTGCAGGCCTGCGCCGGCCCCGGCAAGTCTGCGGTCCTGGCGTGGATCGGCTGGCACTTCCTGGCGACGATGGGGGACAGCAGCGACCATCCGAAGGGTGTGGCGGTCTCGGTCTCGGGCGACAACCTGAGCAGCAACCTGTGGCCGGAGTTCCACAAGTGGCGGCTTCGCAGCGACTTCCTGGAATCGCAGTTCGAGGCGTCGGCCGAGCGGCTGTGGCAGCGCGAGCACAAAGACACCTGGTTCCTCGCCGCGCGCACGTGGCCGCGCACCGCCAGCCCTGACGAGCAGGGCCGCACGCTGTCAGGCTTGCACGGCCGCTACGTGCTGGCGCTCATCGACGAATCGGGGTCGATTCCGCCGGCAGTGAGTCGCGCGGCCGAGCAGGCGTTGAGCACCGGCCCTCGGTATGGCGTCATCGTCCAGGCCGGCAACCCGCTGTCGCGCGAGGGGATGCTATACGCCGCATCGCGGTCGCCATCGTGGCACGTCATCCGCATCACGGGCGACCCCGACGACCCGAAGCGCAGCAAGCGCATCGACATCAACTGGGCTCGGCAGGCCATCGCGGAAGCGTCCCTGGGCCGCTCTGACCCGTGGGTGCAAGCCTACATCCTGGGCCAGTTCCCCGCCTCGGCGATCAACACGCTCTTGACCGTGGACGACGTGGAGCGGGCCATGGAGCGGGCCTACTCGCTCGGCGACATCGAGCGCGCGACGACGGTCCTGGGCGTGGACGTGGCGGGCGATGGGCTCGACCTGTCGGTGATCTTCCCCCGGCGCGGGCTGGTGGCGTTCTCGCCGCTGGCGCTGCGCGGTGTCACCCCGACGCAGGGGGCGGCTCAGGTGGCCCGGCAGTGGGACGAATACCGCGCTGTCGGGGTGTGCATCGACAACACCGGCGGATGGGGGAGCGGCTGGGTGGACCAGCTGCGCAACCTTGGCCGCACGCCGCACCCGATCGAGTTCGCTGGAGAGCCGACGGACCGCAGGTTCGCCAACAAGCGAGCCGAGATGTGGTGGCAGATGGCCGAGTGGGTGCGCACCGAGGG